TCGCAAACAAATTTAAAGTTAGAAGCAGTTTCTCCAGGTAAATGTTCCGCAGGAAAGTCAAAGCTATCACTATCGTTTGCTCTTGCATCTAAAAATGTTTCTATAGTATCTGCATCTGCCTCAGAAACTTCATAAGTGAAATTAAAAACTTTTGGATTTTGATGTTGTGCAAGTCCAAATAAAATTCTGTGTTCATAGCCATCAGCAAAGCGGACAGTACGAGTTAATGGTGCGGATCTTTTTTGTTGGCCATAAGTAGGTTTTATTGAGGGAAACGTAGCCATTATGCAAGTAATCCTCCTGGTCTTTTCTGTTGTAATATTTCAGATTGTACTGCAACTGAGATAAGACGGCCAAGCTCTCTACTCTGCTGTTCATCTCCCTGTACGCTAGATCCAGAAGCATCTACATTTACAACCACATTAGTTGTACCACCAAGAGCATGATTTGGTGTAATAGTTCCAGATACACCTGGGCTAAATAATTCTGGTCCTCGTTCTCCTACTAAATAACTACCACCTCCCATTACAGGCCCACCACTAGCTCTTCTGCCAAACATTCCTGATCCTCGAACATTAGGCATTGATCTATCTATGGAAGATATTCCAAAAGATCCAGGTAACAAATCAAGACCACTAGGAATACCTGTAGCAGCAACACTCGTATTAGTAGCTCTTGATAAAGGATTTCCTAAAGGACCAAGACCCATAAAACTTTTAAATATTCCAAAAATACCTGATCTTATTTGTGCAGCTAACATTTGTGCAGCCATATCTAAGAAATGATCTGCTGTACGTTGAAACAGATTTCTTAATGCTTGTTGTGCTGTCATAGAACCACTAACAATTCCCTTGAATGATTCAGAAAAACTATCTCCAATACTTTTACCAAGAGCATCAACTTGAAAAAGAACATCTGATAATTTTTCCATTTCATCAATAGGTGCTTTCATTATTGCTAATCTTTCTTGTTGTTCTAATCTTCTTGTTTGTAATTCTAAAATAGTTCTCGCATTATTAATTTCTTGTTGAACTCTTAACTCTTCTTCTGTTCTTTGTTCTTTTCTTATTTTTCTTAAACGACCTTCTGCTCCTACTCTTTCTTTAATTTGCATATTTAATTCTTTATTCTTTTTTACAGTAAGTTCTAAAATTTTATTTTCTGCTGCTCTTGCTCCCTGTGTATCAAGAATTTGTAATACAAGTCCTGCCTGTTCAAAACCTAAACTTTTTGTTATTTCATCCATTCTGTCTAAAATCGAAGCATTATCTTTTAAACTCGCAAGCATATTAAAAGTAGCTTCATTACCAAATACTTTTGTTAAAGAAATACGAGCAGCAGCACCAAATTGTTCAAATGCTTTAAGTGCTTCTAATGCTTCTTCTTTAGTCATTCTCATTGATTTAGCAAATTCATTAACCTGTCCTGCTGTAAAACGAGATTGTCCTCCAGTTGCAGCTATTGATCTATTTAAATCTTCAATAGATTTATTAAACTCTCTAGTTTTTTCTATTTGAGCAGCAATAGCGGTAGCAAAAATAGAAGCAGCAAAACCACCTCCAGGTGCAAGTGCTCCTCCAGCACCACCAGCTATAGCACCGAATGCAGAACTTAAACCACCAGCACCGAATAAAGCAGGAAAACCCCCACCGATTAACGCACTACCAACACCACCTTTTAATCGACCCATTGCACCACCCTGCATAGCAAAAGGTCCGCCAGTTGCATTTTTTCCAAAACCTAATCTATTTTGTATTGGTAATCGAGGACCAATTTGACCTCCTGATATTCCAAAATCACCGCCAGGCAATGCAGTAAAAGCACCAGAAGCCTGTTGTGTTTGAATTTTTACTATTGTTCCAATATTTTTTGAAATATTTTTTGCATGTCTATTTATAGACTTTGTAACCGCATCTAATTTTTTAGTTGGGAAAATTCCACCACCTCTAATAGATTCGCTAAATGCTCCAAAACCAGTACCTCCTCTAGCAGCCTGACTCGCAGCAATATTTCTCATAATTCTTGGATTATTATCTACTGTCATCATCTGCATTGGACCAATCGGACTACTATATGCAGTTCTAGGTCTTATACCTTTTTCACGAAGTTTGGCCATCTTTTCTTGATATGCCATCTCCGTTGATACTTGTTTTAATAACTTTGCTCTTTCTTCTAAACCTTTATTTACTTCATTATTTGCATTTACTAAATTTCTTGCAGCTTCTTTTGCCTGTGGTGTACCTAATGCAACTCTATTAAATTCTTTGTTTGCATCTCTTAAAACTCTATTTAAATCATTATAACTTCTAATTAATGCATCTTGATCTCCAAGAAGTTTTCTTATTGACTTCGATGCACCATCTATTTTATTTCCAGTAGCATCTAATTGTTTATTTAATTCATTTAACTTCTGTTGCTTTTTTATATTAAGTTCAATATTTATTCCGTAATTAGCCACTTGCTATAAAAAACCAAATATTAAACCTATCTTACCTTCTTTTGCCTTTTA